CCGCCAAGCCGTACCCGTTCAACAACAGCCAGAAGACCGTGGCCTTGCAGATGCAGCGCCCCAGCCGTGACTATATCGTCATCACCGAGGCCAGCAATGTGAAAGGCAACCTCGGTCAGATCGAGGTGAGCGACAAGTTGTCAAACGGCTTTAAGATCGCCTACACCGGCAGCGCCACCGCTGCCACCATCAACTACATTGTGATCGGAGGGTACATGAAATGATTATCGTTGAGAAGAACCCCGGCCAGAAAATCGACTACGAGGTGAACAAGACCAAGCTCACCTTTGACGATGACCTGACCCTGAACCTTGCCAAGCGCGAGGAAGACTACGCCGTACACATTGATGTGTGCTTTGACGAGGACGGGGCGCTGTGCATCGGCGCTGCTGCCGGGCGCAGCTATGTAGCCCAGATCGACATCCCGCCCCGCCAGTACAAGGAAGTGCCTGCCACGGCGGCGGAGACGACCACCAGCGAGGCGGCAGACGATGCAGACGGTAGCTATACCCCGCAGCAGACAACCGCCAAGGAGCCGCTGCCGCTTGACATGGACACCGTGACGCTCACGCTGTGGAGCATCGAGTAAGGAGGTAAACCCCTATGGCTGATAATTTTGACCTGATGGCAACCGCACTGAAAGCGGTCTGCCCGAACAATGAGATCCTGCTGGACAACGCCGGCAAGCCCAGCGTTATGGTCCGCATCCCGAAGATGACCTATGCCCAGCTGGGTATGGGCGAATCCACCGCACTGTTCCCGGCGTTTATCATCAACGGGCAGGAAGTGGACGAGATCTACATCTCCAAGTATCTGAACATCGTGCAGAATGGCCGTGCGTACAGTCTGCCCGGCGTTGACCCTGCCGCAAGCATGAACTTTGACCAGGCCCGCAGCTACTGCGAGGCAAAGGGTGACGGCTGGCACTGCATGACCCGCATGGAGTGGGGTCTGCTGATGCGCATCTGCGAGATGCAGGGCTTTATCCCGCTGGGCAACAACTACTACGGCAAGCACAGTTCGGAGCAGTTCTATAAAGCGATCCCGACTTTCATCGACACGGGCGCTGGCGGCAAGACCGGACGCACCGCTACCGGCACCGGACCGCTGACTTGGTACCACGACAACAGCCCCAGCGGTATTGCTGACCCTGTCGGTGATGTGTGGGAATGGGCCGGTGGTGTCCGTACAGTAAAGGGCGAATTGCAGGTTCTCGTCAACAACAATGGTGCGGACGCTGCCAACTCGCAGGGCGTAAGCAGCATCAAGTGGATGGCTATCAATGCCGATGACGGCAGTTACATTACCCCTGCTGGCAATGGTACGACTGCAAACTCTGTTAAGATGGATTGGATTTCCAACCACCTCCGCTACTCCAAGTCTATTACCGTACAGGCCGATACGAGCCGCAGCTGCGGTTTCGGCACTATCGACTGCGATAGCACGATTGGCGATGCCGCCAAGCTGGTGTTGCAGTGCCTTGGTATGCTGCCGTACAAGTCCACCGACCTGTGTCCCAAAGCTGGTCATTTGTGCTGGTTTAATAACGGCGCTGATGAACGCGCTTTCTATTCGGGCGGCTACTGGTGCGGCTCTTCCTATGGCTTGGCTTCGTTCTACGGCAACAACCCGCGCTCGAATTCGGGGACGAACTTTGGCTTCCGCGCCGCTTATGCAAAACTGCCCACTGCGTAACTGCGCACTGGAGACCGCGCGATAGCGCGGTCTTGGGTAGAAGAATGCTTGCGGGATAGCCGCGCACAGAGATTCCCTCAGTCCGGCCCCGAAGGGGCCGGTTTATAAAATTGATTTTTCGGATTTTGGGTATTTTCTGCGATTTTTCCGACAGAATCTACCAAAACGACCCGCCGGGCGGGAAAAAGCTATATAATGCCCTGTGGGCTGGAGGTGCTGACAATGGCCGAAGAACTTAAAATCATGCAGAAAGTCTTTGACATGATGCAGTATGGGTACGGAGCCCTTGCGCAGTATCCGAAGTCTGAAAAGTTTGCTCTCTGCACCGACATCAAGCGCTGCATGGACACCATGCTGGAGCGCACGATTGAGGCGCAGAAGAAATACTACAAAAAGACTACCTTGCAGGATCTGGATGTGGAAGTGGCAAAGCTGCGGGCTTATCTGCGGTTGAGCCATGAACTCGGATTTCTTCCGATGAAGAAGTACGAGGTCTGGAGCGGCATGGCAGTCGAAATCGGAAAGATGCTCGGCGGTTGGCTTAAAACCATCAAGAGCCAGCCGAAGACATAGGGTATCAGCCGTGACGCGCTTTCTATTCGGGCGGCAACTGGAACAACTCTTCCTATGGCTTGGCTTCGTTCAACGGCAACAACCCGCGCTCGAATTCGAGGACGAACATTGGCTTCCGCGCCGCTTTACCTCATAGTCAGATATTGCAAGCTCGCGGGCTTGCTCTCAGTACGGAGGGATAAAGGGGCTGGTCTCCTTGGTTGCAGGGTTACAGCTGCGGCCTTAAAATTTTAGCAGCTTTGCCGGTGTTCCGATGGCATACCTCCATACGGCACCTGCGGGGCTGCGAACCTCAAGGGGTGGCATTAGATTGGAAAAACACAGACATATTTTTGAGCAGTTTGCAACCTTCGACAATATGTATGATGGTTATTTGCTGGCGCGAAAACATAAGCGCTATCAGGATTGTGTGCTTGAGTACACCAATCTCCTTGAGGATAATTTGATCGATGCGGTGAATCGGCTTCAATGGCATGAGTACCAGACAGGACCGCTTCACCAATTTTACGAGTATTACCCCAAGAAACGAATCATCAGCAGCTTGCCGTTCTATGACCGCGTTGTAAACTGCGCTGCGTACAATGTGACGTGGCCGATTTACAGCAAGTCGTTCTACGAACACAGTTATGGCAGCGTTCCCGGTAAGGGCCCTGTGCGGTGTGCAAACACGATACAGGACTGGATGCGAGAGGCTGCGGCCAAACCCGGCGACTGGAACTTTGTGAAGATGGACATTACAAAGTTCTTCTTTCGTATTCCTACCGAAGTACAGCTGCGGGAACTGGGCCGCCCTCTGGATGATGCCGACATGATGTGGTTCTTTGAACGCGCTATCCGCTGCGATGGCCGCCCGCTGGGGCTGCCGCTGTACTGCACCGATGTTACCACAGCGGAACGCATTGCGGGCCGCGGGATGCAGGTGGGCAGTTTGGTATCGCAGATGACGGCCAATGTGGTTATGACACCTGCGGACCACTACATCAAGCGGGAGTTGTGTGCGCCGTATTACGCCCGGTACATGGACGATATGGGCGCAATCATCGAGGGCAAGGCCGCCGCCTGGGAATTTGTGGAGGAAGTGGACAACTACCTGCAAACAAACCTTGGGCTGAATCTGAACCAGAAAACCGCCGTCATTCCCATCGGAAACCCGGTGGAATTCGTGGGGCGGAAAATCAGCCCGGTCAAAATTGAACTGCGCCGGCAGACCACCCTAGGCATGAAAAAGCACTTACGGTATGTGCAGGATGCCTATGCTGCGGGTGAGATTGATCTTGACTATGCGTTGAGCGTCATCACCAGCTACCGGGGGCTGTTCAAGGATGTTACCAGCGATGCTTTCCTTGAAAAGATGCTGGATGAATTCGTACTATCCCGGCCTGCGCTTGAAGCGTAGGACGACAACTCGATAAGAAATCGGCAACCCAGCCACTGCGGCAGGGCTGCCGATTTTTTATACAAATTTTTACCGAGAGGAGCGACAGACCATGACCGACAAGGAACTTGAAAACGGCATTGACATCACTGCTGAATGCGATGCTGAGACCAGCAACGGCAAGGGGGTTGAGGACGATGAGTGATTGCTCTTTCGTAGACCTGACTTGCATTTCGCCAAACTGCAACCGCCCGCGCAAGTACGCTGTCAGCAAAATCACCCCGCACCACATGGCGGGCAATCTGACGCTGGAGCAGATTGCTGCCATGGAGGCCAAGCCCAGCCGCCAGATGTCCAGCAACTATGCGATTTCCAGTGACGGCGGTATTGCGCTGCTGTGCCACGAGGCAGACCGCAGTTGGTGCAGCAGCAGCCCTGCCAACGACCACAGGGCCATTACCGTGGAGGTTGCCAACGACCAGATTGGCGGGCAGTGGCATGTCTCTGATGCAGCGCTGGAGGCGCTGGTAAAACTGTGCGTGGACATCTGCCAGCGCAACCCCGCACTGAAAAACGGCCTGAACTACACCGGCGATGCCCGCGGCAACCTTACCAAGCACAGCTACTTTACCAGCACCGCTTGCCCCGGCCCGTACCTTGGTGGCAAGTTCAGCTGGCTGGCCGAGGAGGTCAACAAGCGATTGGCCGGCGGTGTTACCGTGGCAGGCGATGCCCTGCGGGCGGGCATGGCACTGCATCTGGAGCGCACCAACCTGTACATTGCCAGTGCTTCGCTGGCTATCGCCGGGGTGCGCACGGGCACCTATTACCTGTGGGGCGCCGAGGTGGTCAATGGCCGTGTGCGCATTACCAACAGCACCAGCAATGTGGGCAAGTACGGCAAGGTCACTGGCTGGATTAGTGTGGACGATGCCAAGGCTGGTGCCGGGCTGCGTGACCAGACCACCGACAGCCGCGGCCTGACAAAGATCGTCATCGACTACGCCAGCAATGTGCAGGCCATGGCGGTGTACAATCTGGCCCAGCAGCTTGACCTCGTTGCCCCTGGCTACTACCGCAGCAGGTACATTGATGCCGCCAAGACGGCGCAGTACATCGAAATCGGTCAGATCAGCGCGGGCGATGCCGAGCATGTCACCACCCTGTGCAAAAAGGCTGCCATCGAGTACAAGACCGCTGCATAGTTGGGAGGTGGAGGCAATGACCGAATGGGGCGTTGTGGGCGTGATCGTTGTGCTGCTGGGTTTGCTTGGCACTGTGACCGCGCCTATGATTCGACTGAACACCACCTTGACCAAGCTCAACGACAAATTCGACACCTTGGACGAAAAGCTGACGGATGTATCGGCGAGCAACCACGCATCCCACAGGCGGCTGTGGGAACATGAAGAAATGCAGGACTCCAAGCTGCACGACCATGAGACCAGAATTCAGATTCTGGAGCATGGGCCGGGCTGCCCTGCGAACCATTCCACAAAGGAGAAATATACATGAATATCAACTGGCGCGTCCGTATCAAAAACAAGGCGTTCTGGCTGGCTCTGATCCCGGCTGTACTGCTGCTGGTGCAGGTCGTGGCTGCCGTGTTCGGCTACACGCTCGACCTCGGTGATCTTGGCAACAAACTGCTTGCCGTTGTCAATGCGGTGTTTGCCGTGCTGTCGATCCTCGGCATTGTGACCGACCCGACCACGGCGGGCATCGGCGACAGCCCGCAGGCGATGACCTACGAAGAGCCCAAACAGAACCCTTATAATTAAAATGAGCCCCCCGGCTGACTACCGCAACAGGTAGCCCGCCGGGGGGCTTTTTGTGGTTTATTTGTACATGCTATTGATTAGGCTTGTCTGCTCCCACTCCTCCAGCGGTAGGGGCAGGCCCGCAAACGCGCGGAGAGCCTCGTCAGAGCCGCAGTCATCGCAGATATATAGACCGCTTACCTCTCTGGACAATGCGTTTGAGGAGGCGGCCCGCTGGCTCTGTGGGTCGATCTTGAGCAGCTTGCCGCAGCGTGGGCAGAACGGCCAGCCGTTTTTCTGGTCGGAGATCATGCGGGCGGTGAGCTCGGCGTTGGTGAATTTCATGGTATCAGTCCTCCTTGATTTTTGTGACGATGATGGAGATACCGCAGATGCCGCCGATGGAGTGGTAGGTTTCCGACCAGCAATCAGCGACCTCGTACTGCTGCATGACAGGCAGGGGCATGTCGCCCGCCGGGCCGAAGTAGATGAGGTCGGCGTCTGCCTCTGCCATGCGGATGTGGGTGTCGAGGTCGAGGGGCTGTAAAAAGTCGGTCAGCGTCATTGCGGTTTCCTCCGATAATCAGTAGATAGCGTCCAATGTTTCAAACTCTTGGCCGGGACGCGGTGGGGTGATACTCAAGATGAAGCGTTCCCGGTCAGACTTGGATGCGAACTCGTACACTTCACGAAGTTTGCCGTCAATTCGAATTCCAAGCTGGTAGGGGCCATTGCGAACGGTACGGATAAGCTGTCTGTATTCTGCTGGTGTCATGGTTTGTTCCTCCCAAGCGCCCGTATAGCCCGGTAGCACAGCTGTATCATGTTAGGCGGCGGTCACGGCGGGGGCTGTCTCAAAAGCGGCGGTGAGGTGGAGGCGGGCTGTCTTGAATTCCGGCCCGCGCATCCCAAGGCGCTTTGTGAGGACACGCATCATCAGGTCGTGTTTCTGCTGCTGAGTGTACCCGGCAATGGACTTGAAGTGCAGGTTGTCGTGATCGCAGTTGATGGACCACGCGCTCATTGCCAAGCAGAACTGGATGTAGGCCTTGATACGGCCCGCGTGGGTCGTGCCGTTGAAGAGGCGGAATTCCACGGTGCCCTTGGTGAAGAAAGCGTGTAGGTTGATGCCGTGGTAGCGCGTCTGGTTGTAATGCCCGTGGCTGATGCCGCCGCTGTACCCGTCATTGACGGAGCTGTACCAGATTTCCTCGGCTGCGGCACGGCTGCTGCGGCCCTGCTTCTTCATTGCCTTGAACAGTTCCGGGCTGATCTTGTGGCACCATTGGTCGGCACGTTCTCCAATCTGGAGGGATTCATAGAACAGGTCTTGCCGACCTGTGGCGAAATTCAGCAGGCGGGAAAGACTTTCGGGCGTATGGTTGGCACCGTCAACATGGACATGGATGCCGCAGGACGCATTTGCCATAGCGCCCTTTTTGACGAGGGCGCGGACGATGGCTTGTAGATCCGGGATGTCCTCATACTGGAGAATCGGGGTGACAACCTCGCATTTATACTCGTCATTGGCATCCAAAACATGGCCGTTCACGCGGCGCTGTGGGGTGATGGAGGCATCCCGCATACACTTCCAGCGGCGGCCCTTGTTGTCTACGGCTTCGTAGGTCTTGTAGACCGTGCCCATAAAGCGGGTGCCTATCGTGCCGTAGTAGTCGGCAATGACCTGTGCGGCTGCCTGACGGGTGATGCCGGTGAGTTCGATTTCAACGCCGAAGTTCTGGTTCTGGATGGTAATCATTGTGGTGGCCTCCCTTAGTGCAGACGGTAAAGTTCATTGCGATAGCTGACGATATAGCCCTTGCTGTCCTTGTGGATGCGGACATTGGCTTTCTGGACGCGGGTGCAGCCTGTGCGCTTTTTGACGATGCTGACCGCCAGAGGGAGGTAGCGGCTGGTCTTGCTCTTTGCCTTGTAGCGTTCCACGCTGAGGGCTTCGGCCTGTTCTGCCTCTGCTTTCGTGCCGTAGAATGTGTTACCGCGGCGCTTGCTGGAGCCGATTTCGTAGAAGCGCTCACTCTCGATGACCTCAAGTCGGTTGTTCCAGATAGTATTGTGGCGGGCGGTGTCGTAGGGAACGACCTTATCTGCGGGAGTGCCGACAACGATTTCCAGACCGGACAGGCTGTTGAAGCTGTCGTACTCGGTGAAGCTGTCCAGCAGGACGCGGACAACCTGATTGCCGTCCGTTAAATCAACATGGGCAACCTCGCCCTGACTGCCGCTCATCGTGGCGGTGTTGATGGTGTAGCCCTTGGCGATATACTCGGCGACTTTAGCGGTGAATTTCTGGTTGATATCGATGTACTTCATTTTGTTTCCCTCTTGTCTTTTCTGCCTTACTCTGATAAAATAGAGGGCGGCCGGGGTAAGGCTCCCGGCTCGCCGTTATTGATTTGCGGTGCGGAGAGGCGTTCTTAGCGGGGCGGCCACTCTTTTTTATTCCATTGCGGTCGTGATGCTGTCGATTACCTCGTTGAGCGTGTCGGCGGCATCGTTCAGATTGTCACACGCTTCATCAGCGCGTTCGTACTTTTCACTGCCCTGGAGATTTTCGGGGATATTGTCGCGGTATTCTTCTTCCTCGTAGGTGATTTCTTCGAGGTCGGCCTTGATGTCCTCCAACCGGTCAATGATGGTCTGCAAATTCTTTCTGCGAATCTTATTCATATCATTTTCTCCTTGCTTTATCGGCTATCCGTGTGTATAATCAAAGAAGTGGGGGCGGCGGCTCCATCCGCCGCCCCTCTTCTACGGAATTACTGTTCCGTGGGCTTGCCCTGAATCAGCTTGCTGGGCTTAATCGTGATCGTGATCCGTTCTGCCAGTTCGGGATGTTCGACCAAGATTTCCAGAAGCTCTTTCAGGGCTTCTTTTGTTTCGGGCTTGTCCATGTTGTCTCACCTCCTTTCAACATCTTTATTATACAGGATTTCCTTTATATTGTCAAGGGTTTTCTTTAAGATTTTCCTTTATTTTTTAAACATTTCCCTTGACGCGGTAAAGGATTTCCTATATAATGATAGCGAGGTGATAACTATGGATTTCTCCACAAAAATCAGAATGGGCGAGGCGGTAGCCAAAATGTCAGAGGCTGAGCTTGCCCGCAAGATAGGCACGACACCGCAGGCATTCAACCAGCGTGTGAAAACAGGAAAGTTCAAGTACGAGGAATTAGAAAGCATCGCATCCGCTCTCGGCGCAGAACTGGTACTGAAATTCCGCTTTTCAGACGGAACCGAGGTGTAAAGGAAAAGCCCGAACCGCATGGCAGTCCGGGCAAGGGATAGGGTTATTTGCGGCGCTCCGGGGCGGGGCCCATTCGCTGCCGTGTGCGTTCGTCTATCTTTTCCTCGCGCACAAGAATCTCGTTGATGTCACAGTCCAGCGCTTTGCATATCTGGTCGAGCTGCTCCAGACTGACCCGGTCCGTCATTTCGTGGTACAGGTCGTTGATGGTAGAAGCCCTGATTCCTGTCTCTCGGACGAGATCCGCTTGCGTCCACTTCCTTTCGCCAAGGCGGGTGGACAGTAAAATTCTAATCATAGAACCTATCTCCTTTACGTCGTATTCTATCAAATCCTCACGGGTTTGTAAGGAATATGGTAGAATTTGGCGTGGAAACGGTATATTCTAACGCAAAAATTTTACAATTTATACAACAAAAAAAGAGGGGCAATCGCAGCTTTTCCACCTGTTGCGATTGCCCCTCTTTTTGCTGTCAATGAGTCAGCGAGGGGATAGAACAAAACAAAACGAACACATTACCGACCATTTTAATGGTTGTCTCGTGTTCGTTTTGCTCTCGTTTGGTGCGGATGAAGGGATTTGAACCCACACTCTTTTAAGGGAACTAGAACCTGAATCTAGCGCGTCTGCCAGTTCCGCCACATCCGCATATTCTTTTCGCCGTGGGCCGTGGCCCTGACGACGTGTATTATTATAGCCAAACCGCAAACAAATGTCAAGCGTTTTCCGCAAAAAATGCCAAACTTTTTTATATTTTTTTATATTTTTGTGAACATGAGTAAAAACTGCGCAAAAACGTCAAAACGCGCCGCGCCAAAACTTGCATTTGCGCCATAAGCTGTTATAATAAAAGCATATAGTAAAAGCATGCAACCGTGAGCAAAACGCATGTTTTGCAAAATCAAAATGCAGTATATAGATGAAAGACAAGCCGAACACAACTATGTGCTGTACGCCCTCGAGAACAAATCGGAGCTTTGCCCATCCCTAAAGCATGAATTATGGAGGAGACCCACTATGTGGACACGCGAACTTTTAAAAACCAACGCCAAGCAGGCCCTGCGGGGACGCTACTGGCGTTCCTTCTGGATCTGTCTGGTGCTCAGCTTTGTAGGGCTGGGCGGGGCAGGGGCCAACAGCGGCAGTGCGGCGCATCAGGCTGTCAGCACTGTTACGGACGACACGACGGCCTATGACATTGTCAACAGTATCCCCGACAGTATGCTGGGGGCGATCTTCGTCGGTATGCTCATCGGCTCTATTGCCGCGCTTTGCTGGGCACTGTTTGTCGTCTACCCGCTCAACGTCGGCCGCTGCCGCTATTTTATGGAGAGCCGCCAGTCCCTGACGCCCGTCTCCACCGTCGTCAGCACCTTCCGCCGCCCCTACGGCAACCCCATCGTGGTGCAGTTGCTTACCGACCTGAAAATCGCGCTGGGCTTCCTGTTGCTCATTGTGCCGGGCATTTACTGGGAGTATTGCTATGAGCTGGTACCCTACCTGCTGGCCGAAAACCCCTACATGTCCGCCACCCGCGCTATGGAACTGAGCAAGGAGATGATGGAGGGCGAGAAGTGGAACTTCTTCATCCTCAAGCTGTCCTTCTTTGGCTGGCTGCTGCTCTGCGTGTTCACCTTCGGCATCGGCGGCTTCTTTTTGGAACCGTACATGCAGGCGACCTACGCGGAATTTTACGCCGCCATGCGCAGCAAGGCACTGGCCATGGGCATGACGACTACCGACGAGCTCGGCGGCTTTGTGCGGCATGATACCTACCCCAACGACATG